ATTAATCTACACGAGCCCGATTTTCATTTTATGATATATTTTTTTCACATGTGAATTTATAAATTATGAAATACTCTCAATTAGAATTATCAAAATTATTGAAATTAAGACCGAGCGCAATATCGAATGAAATTAAACGTGGAAATCTTATAAAAAATAAAGATCGAAAAATTGATTCTGAAAATGAAATAAATAAAAGATGGCTATTGGTTCGTGGTATTAGAACTAAAGAGGTCAAGGCCGCGGGAAAGAAAGACAAGCAGAAATCCAGCAAAAAGAATAATAGTCGTGCGATAGATTCGGATTTTGAAGATGAGTCGATGGATTTTGAATCCGTGTCCGGGTTGCCTGATGAAATGATGGATATGACATTAAGGCAGTTAATCAAAAAATATAAAGATTATGCCGGATTGAAATTATACGTTGATGTACTCGATAAGTTGATGTCTGCCAGGAAAAAAGATATAGATGCGATGGAACGGAGGCGGGAACTTGTGCCGAGAAATTTTTTTGAATATTTGAGAACATATATTAATACAATGAATAATCAACTTTTTGATTTTGCGGATAGCTGCACAGTTGATATTATCGCCCTGATAAAATCCGATGAAAAAAAAGCAAAAATCAAAATTCCTGAGTATCTTAGGAAAAATTATTCACGGTTTATGACTGAGACAATAAAAAGAATCGATAAAGAAATTAAAAACATGGATCAGCAAGTTGAACGTACAACAGAGTGATACAACATTTTTAAGAGACTTTTTATCCGGGATAACAATATCCCGTGATTATCTGTTACCGTCTGATTATTCCGAAGAAACCAGATACCTGCCAAAAGAATTAACGCCTTTTCCAGGATACTATGATTATAACCGTACACCGTATTTGAAAGAAATTGTTAATAATTTTTCACCTTTATCACCTATACGAGAAGTGGCATTGATGAAACCTGCGCAGTGGGGTGCTACAACTGGAATTCTTGAGGCAATCATTGCTTATTTTATGGGATCATGTCCGAGGCCGCAGCTTTATATATCCGCCGATAAAGAACTCGTCACTAAAGGCATGGAGGTTAAGGTCGATAGACTTATCGATAATTCCGGATTAAGAGAATTGATAAAACCGCAAACTGCGGTAAAGACAAGAAAGACAGGAGATACGAAAACAGAAAAAGATTATCCCGGAGGTTTTCTTCACGCTATAGGCGCAAGGGTAGGGGCAAAATTAAGATCGATGTCATATCCTGTTTTACTGTTTGACGAAGTAGACGGAATGCCTGACACGATCAAAGGCGAAGGTGAAACGCTTGGTATAGCCTTGAATAGAACATTAATCCCATATGAGGATACGGCAAAGATTCTTTATCTTTCCACTCCGACAATTTTACAAACATCAAAAATATACAAACTATATATGAAAGGAGATCAGCGACAATATTTTGTCCCTTGCATAAATTGCGGAGAAATGATTGTACTTTTTTGGCATTTGAATGAGACACAGACAAAAACAGGACTTCGCGCGGGAATAATTTTTGAAACACTTGAAAGCGGAAAGTTGATAATGGAAAGTGTGAGATATAAATGTCAGAATTGCGGGAAAGAAATGGAGAATCATCATAAAGCTGTTTTTCTTCCCGAAGGCGAATGGAGGCCGACAGCTGAAGCGCAGAAAGACAGATTCAGATCATATCAGGGAAATGCGCTTTATTCTCCTGTCGGTATGTTCAGCTGGCAGGGGATGGTTGAAGCATGGCTTGAGTGCTGGGATATTCATAGAGACAGAATCAAAGACATAGATAAATACCGGGAATTCCGAAATACGAAACAGGGGCTGCCGTTTGAGGAAAGAGGCGAGGCGCCGAGATATGAACGCATCATAATGCACCGCAGACAATATGCCGCAAACCAAATTTTAAATAAACAAGCTGTCGAAGAAACTGGATCGCCTATTTTATTTATGAATTGTTCAGTTGATGTTCATAATAATAATCTTAGAGTCGATATAAAGGGATTTTGCGAAGGCGGCAGAAATTATACAATTGATTACAGAGAAATAGAAGGCGATACATCAAACGTGAATCATGAACCGTGGAAAAAACTTGAGGATATAATCGAAAATGAAACATGGACTGCTGATGATGGGAAATTATATAGAATCAGGGTTACTATGATTGATGCCGGTCATTATCCTGATGTAGTATATCAATTTTGTTCTCAATACTCAAGCGGGGTTTTTCCGATACTTGGCCGGGATTGGCTCAAGGACGGGGTGACATTTTCCGAGGCGAGCAGAAAGACAATTGACAAAGCCGGGACTTTGGTGCTGCATATTAATACGAATAAGATTAAAGACAAAATTGCGCAATCGTTTAGATTGGATTGGAATACTGGGGAAATGCAGCCGGAATGGTATTGTAATTTCCCTGAAACTTTAAGGGATGACTATTTTAAAGAATTTGAAGCAGAGTATAAGGCCGAGAAGCGGGATAAAACAACGGGTCAATTTAAAGGTATTTTCTGGGTAGCTGAATATGGGAAAGATAATCATGCATTCGATAATTTTGTTTATATTTTGGCCGGGCTGGAGTTTGTCGCTGAAACAATTTGCATGGATAAAGAAGATGGTCTTGGATTGGATGCTTTAAATTGGTCTGAGTTCTGGAATTACGCAAAGACTGGAATTTATTATTCAGAGGTAAAAAAAGATGACAATGCGAAATGCAAGTCATAAGATTACGGTTTGCGAGATTCTTAGAGATATAAATGATCTCCATCAGGGAGATGATGAACATGATAAACGAGTTCGGGAATTATTGTTCACTGCCGAGAAAATGGCTAAGAAGATGGATCAAAAATTATTTGAGTACAACAAGAAGTGGGACGAAGAGTTTTGGAAAGAGAATCCTGAATATAAAAAGAAATTAGAAAAACGGTTGAAAAAAAGTTATTTAACTGGGAAGAAGAAAAAGAAAAGGAGAAAGGAGAAATGAAAATTATTACAGTTAGTTTTGATTTTGCTGGCAGAAGCAGTTATTTAAGATTACTTGAAGTTTTTCGTTATTCCGTTCAAAAACATATGCCTGATGTAAAAATGGAAATTTGGAAAACCAACCCTCCTAAAAAAAGAAATGACCGGAATACTGGAGTTGTAACGAATACAGCAAAGCTGGGACTTTGGCTTGAAGCAATGGAAAAGACAAATGAAGATATAATCTTAATGGACTGTGATATGCTGGTTATCGGAGATTTATCTTTAGCATTCCAATATGAATTTGATATTGCTCATACTTGCAGACATACGATTGAACATGGACGGAATAGAATTCCGATTAATGGCGGGGTTATGTTTATACGACATAATGAACGAAGTTATAATTTTATGAGACGGATGAAAGAAGTTAATGACAAGATGTATCTTGATCCTAAGTTTCATCATCCTTATCGAGTTAAATATGCCGGTATGAATCAAGCTGCATATGGATATATGCTTGAACATCCGAAAGAACATAATGCAAAAATATTAGCTTTATCATGTCAGGAATGGAATTTGTGCAATACGGAATGGCATTTATTTGATGAATATACAAAATGCATACATTATAAATCAAGACTTCGTCGAGCTGCGCTTGGACAAAGTACCTATTATGCGCCTGCTATGCGGCCTTTCGTTCAGTTGTGGAAAGCTTATGAAACAGAAATGAAAACCGGGCAGAAATTTGCGCAACCTATAAATTTTATGAATACTGGGAGAAAGCAATGGAAAAGACCAAAAAGCGGTGGCACAGTCTTGTCGAACGGCTACCTAAAACACAAGAAATAATCGGAGCAGAATTAGGAGTATGGCAAGGCAAATTATCTGAACAATTGCTTATCAGTTTGCCTAAGTTAAAATTAATACTTATTGACCGTTGGTGTGTTCCGCCTCCTGGGGACAGTTATTTCCAGGGATCAAAAGTCATGTCAAGACATCCGCAGTCAAGGTTTGATCATGCTTTCCAGGATACATTAAATAAAGTTAAGCCTTTTAGTAATAGAGTAAAGATATTAAAAATGACAACAATTCAGGCTGCTGAATATATTGAGGATGGAAGTCTTGATTTTATATTTATAGATTCGGATCATAGTTATACAGGCGTTATGAATGATCTTACATGCTGGGTTTCTAAGGTAAGAAAGGGCGGATTGATTTCAGGTCATGACTGGAAGAATGGTAATACGAATCAAGATGTTGCGAGGGCTGTTTGTGATTTTTTTCATTGTAAAGAAAAAGATATAGAATTGAGTTATAATAATACTTGGTTTAAAAGAAATGAGTGAAAGAAAAAAAAATTTGAAACTTATGCGCAAAGAAGTACGAAAGACTTTGCAGGATGAATCTGCCAAAGTTGCTAAACAGATAATGATTAAAAATAAGAAATTAAGACGGAATATTAAGATTTTGTTTGTGATTTTGGGGATTGAGAATATAGGATTTGTAATATGGATTTTGATAAACTCAATAAAATAGCAAATAGTATTCCGTCTATGGGAGGCCGTGAAATTGGCTCTGTCATTCAGGAATATGTTAAAAAGCTGAAAAAAGATAGAGCAATTGTTGAAGTTGGTGCATGGCTTGGATCGGGGACTGCTCAAATTTGTTTCGGTGTTTTAAAATCCGGAAAGCCACATAAAATATATGTTTATGACAGATTTAAAACCCGATCTTCCGAGAAAAAAAAAGCAAAGATACAGGGAGTTAAAATCAAATCACAAAATACTCTTCCGTTGGTAAAAAAATATTTACAGCCTTTTAAATGCGACATAATATTTGTCCAGGGTGAAACTTTAAATGCAAAATATGAAGGTGAAGAAATAGGACTTTATATTAATGATGCTGACAAACGAAAAGAATATTTTGATTATTCAATGAAAGTTTTTTCTGAATATTTTGTATCGTACGATACAATTCTTATTCTTATGGATTATTTCTTTTTTGAGAAAAGAAACGATCCTGGTCTTAAATATCAATATGAATTTATGCAGCTGAATCAGGATGTATTTGAATTTATCGGGCGAATTGAAAATACGGTAACTGGAATTTTCAGATATAAAGGTGGTCAAATTAAATATGCAGATAAAATTAAATCTGAATGATGCTCCGCTTATACGGGGATTTAAAGATTTCAAAACAGCGAACAGAAATGCAGTAAAGGCAACTTTGGATATTGCGGTTGCTCAAACTCGAAGAAATGCGATAAATAATATTAAATCCGAATTTACTTTACGAAATGATTTTACTGTGAAATCAATTGCATTTGATAAAGCTGAACTCGGCGACATAAATCAAATGGAATCCAGGGTTGGCGCAACACAAAGAGCTTATTATCTTGAAACGCAAGAGGAAGGCGGAACACGTCGTCATGGCAGAGGCGGAGCATCTACAGGTAGAGCGGCGTTAGGAATGAAAGCCGCAAGGGAAGGATTTAGTCCGGCAAAAGCAATATCTAAAGCATATTATGTCAGCAAAATCAAAAAGCAAAGAGTTAAAGGAAAATTCAGCAGCAAGATGTCTCCGAAAGCAAGATCGGTAGCGAAGATGTATATCGGGAAAAAATATAATCTTTATATTAATCGTGGGAATGATATATTTAAAGTCAGGGATTTTACAAAAATTGGAAGAAATAATGTTAGGGTGAGACTTGAACATATATATACAATCCATCAGTCTGCTATTCATGTTAAACAGCATAAATGGCTGGAGCCTGCCACGCAAAAACCTGCAAGGGATTTGCCGTTTATTTATCATAGCCAGCTTAAAAAACAATGGAAGACCGGGCCAGAAAAGTTATAATTTTCTTGACATATTATGTCGTATAATTTATAATTAAATAAAGAGTAAAAAAATGCCTAAACTTACAACAACAGAAATAATGGAATTGACGGAATCGGAATTTAATGATTCTGAAATTACTAATTTAAGAATTATAATTTATGAATATTCAAAAGCCATAAGAGCGCTTGTTTCAGGCAAGCACGCAAGTTATGAACTTAATACAGGACAAACATCACAACGAGTTACCAGGCTTGATTTGGATAGTCTTATATCAACACGTAAGTTATTGCTTGAAGAATTACAGACTAGAGAATCGGCGGCAGGACTTAACAGGTCAGTTGTGACGGTACAACCAGATTGGTAAAAGATAGAATAAAAATCGCGTTACAAATATTACGAGGGAAACAGCAACTTATTTCTGTTGATAACAGCAATCCCTATGCTCAATATATACCCGCAATACTTCAAACTATTTTTGACGGCTCGCCGTTTGAAGGATCATTCGGTCCGACAAAATATTATCAATATATAGATTACTGGACGCTCAGAGAGAGATCAATTCAGCTTTTTACTGAAAATCCTTATGCCAAAGGATTAATTAAAAGATTAATTAGAAATGAAATTAATAATGGTTTAAGTCTTGAGGCGACACCTGTAGCGTCTATTATTGGAATTGATGAAGATGAAGCTCAGGCATGGGCTGACAGCAGGGAAATAGACTGGCGGTTATGGTCTGATATAGATTATATCTGTGATTACAATGAGCAAAAAACACTTGGAGAACTTGCCGCCGATTGCAGAATGACATCTCTGATATCAGGAGATTGCCTGGTTGTAATTCGCATAAATCCAAAAACAAAACTTCCGCATATACAATTGATTGACGGCAGACATGTGCAATCTCCTTTATTATTTGCTACGAATGGAAATAAGATTAAGCACGGTGTCGAATTGGATTCAAAAGGCCGTCATGTTGCTTATCACATAAAAACTGATAATATCGGGGAATCAGTGCGAATTCCTGCCTGGGGAGAGAAATCCGGAAGACGTTTAGCTTGGCTGGTATATGGCGCAGATACCAGATTGGACGATGTAAGAGGCGAGCCGTTGATAGCATGTATGTTGTACATGTTAAAAGAACTTGATCGATATAGAGATTCAGAGCAGAGAGCGGCTGTTGTTAATTCACTTCTGCCGATGTTTATTAAGAAAGGCGAATCGGGTATAAGTTCAAGAGTTGTAGACGGAGGCGCAACTCGTCGGGGAACTGAAGAAATTCCACAAACAGATGGAACGACAAAAAAATGGAACTGGGGATCGATGCTTCCGGGCACTGTTCCGCAGACATTAGCAAAAGGCGAAGAACCCGTCAGTTTCAACACTCAGCGTCCGAATGTGAACTATAAGACTTTTGAAACAGCGATACTTGATGTTCTTGCCTGGGTCTGTGAAGTTCCGCCGGAAATTATGAGACTTTATTTTCAGGGTAGTTATTCTGCGTCAAGACAGGCAAACAACGAATTTAATACATATTTGAATTATCGCAACTGGAAATTCGGAAAAGATTTTTATCAGTTGATTTATATTGAACATACAGTTCAGGCAGTTTTACTTGGTCATATTCAAGCTCCTGGATTAATAGATGCCTGGTGGTATGAAAGGAACTGGAGACTATTCGGCGCATGGACAAATGCAGAATGGACAGGAATATCAAGGCCGAGCGTGGATATAGAAAAAGACGTAAATGCCGGGGTTGATATGTTAAAATATGGCTTAACTACGCAAGATCAGCAATGCCGGAAATTATCAGGGATGAGTTTTAAAACAGTGCTGGCAAAACGCAAAAGAGAAATTGAAGCCGCGAAGACAATGGGTGTATCTTTTGGCACGGAAGAAACAACAACCGGGGAGCCTATAACACAACCTATAGATCGGAGACTTGACAGAATAGAAAATAATATGTTGGAATTCCAGGAATATATGGATAGAGTTATTCAATGACCGAAAAGGATAAAATATTACTTGACATAAAATCTAAAATAATATTATTGAAAAATGAATGTTTTCCAGAAA